AATGGCATTCCAGCACCTCAGGGCAGTAAGCGTCATGTTGGTAATGGACGCATGGTTGAATCCAGCAAGGCACTCAAGCCTTGGCGTGAACAGATCATTGCTGATGCAAAACAACTTCAGATCAATGACCCACTGGACACACCCGTGGGCGTAACCCTTGTCTTTTGCTTCCCACGCCCCAAACACCACTACAGCAAAAACGGCACACTCAAATCCAAAGCACCAAAGCACAAGATCACACGCCCTGACCTTGACAAATTGACCCGTGGCGTGCTCGACAGCCTCGTGCTTGCAGGCGTTATCAAGGATGACTCACTCGTCTACAGCGTCTCCGCGTACAAGCGGTACTGCACCGCAAGTGAACAGCCGGGCGTCCTGATCACCGTCATTGACAGCAGTGATCTCCCGTTCCGCCCTTGACGTGCTACACTGAGTTTGCGATTGGATTACCCCGCGCTGAGGCAGTGGTCTCTCCGGGGTAATTTTTTTATGCTGGTACAAAGCGGAGAACAGTCGTGCTAGTAATTGAGTTCAAGCCTGAAGAGTTGATCGGCAGCATTAAAAAGCTGCAAGAAGTGCAGATTCCCAGAGCCTCACAGGTTGCTCTCACGCAAGCTGCATATACCGCATCACAGGAACTGAAATCACAGTCAAAACAAATTTTTCGAGGTAATCCTGCCGGTCCTGTGCCATTTACGGTCAATTCATTTCTGTACAAAAAACCTGAAAAAAAAGGTGAATACCTTGAAGCATTAATCTTTATTCGTGATGAAGCATCAGGTGGAAATCCACCGGCAAAATATCTGCTCCCGCAGATCTACGGCGGCAAGCATTACATGACCAGATTTCAGGGCGCATTGCTAAACACGATCGTCACCAATGCCTATGGAGATCAGGTGCAAGTTGGTCAACGCGGCAAGATGTTTGCTCCTAATCTTCGAAGTCCAAAGACACGCAAAAACGCTTACAACAGGATGTCGCAAGGGCAATACACACAAATCCTTTCAGCATTGAATGGCGGTATTAGCTCCGCTGACATCTACGGCGCACGTAAAAAAGCAGATGCATCAAATCAAGGTTTTTCAAAATACATTTACTTGGATGAAGAAAGTGTTCGAAGCGATTACTTTTCAAGCCGCCTAACCAATTCACCTAAGCCGGGCATTTATTTTGTCAATCGTCTTCAAAAAGGAACCCGCTACTATCGCGTGATGACCGAGATTCCAATTAGGTCGCATAATGCAAAATTCAATTTCAAAGACATCGCAGAGCAAGCGGCTATTGCGAAATTCAATGAAGTTTTTTCGTCAATGATTTTGCGTTGAGACTTGCGGGCAGTCGGTTTAAAAGGGGCAGGGGACTTGCAAGGGGTCGGTTTAAAAAGGCCGGGGGACTTGCGGGGGGGTGGTTTATAGGGGGGTTGGTTATTCGCCCCTTGAGGTTTATAAGTAGTACTGGTGTACTACTAAAAATGAGAATCATTCTCACAAGCCCCCTCACGGGTGAGAACGAGAATCATTCTCAAAGCTCCGGCCTGATCCCTAGGATCCTGAGAACGAGAATCATTCTCACGCGGCCATGCTGACCTATTGAGAACGGGAATCATTCTCACGGCCACGGTCACACCATCCCCACCGCCGGTTTGCCTGGTTGATCGCGGGCGGTTCTCCTTATGTATTAGGCGGCTAGGCCGGTTTTCTAGGTACGTCCCAAGCTTGTTCCCGGGCTTGACTCAACCGCAATAGACCAAGCGAGAAAACTGAGCTAGCCAAACTCAGCGGGCATGGGACGCCCAAGAAATTGGCACAAGACCACGCAACGAACTCCTACCGGTAGGTCTAAGCTGGCTATGGCGCAAACTTCCAATCGCAAAGCGCCTCAAACCAATGACCACACAAAACAGGGGCGAACTTGTGGACGCATACGCCCACGCGATGCTTGAAGCCATGAGTGGACGCGATCTCGAACGCTTCTTTCTCGATGTTGTCTGCGAACGCTTGGACGATCTAAGCGACGCCGCACTGCGAGCAGAAATCGCAGACTTTAACCCTGAACTTCTCGAAGCTTGAAGCCATGCCATACCTAACCGCCAAAGATCCCACGCAACCTAAGATCGTCCACCAATGGCTAGGCGCTGATGATGTCAACTGTCGGGCTGCCGGTTGGGCTTCTAATTTCTCCTACCTAAGCGACGGCTACGGCCTAACGGTCAAGGTCGAAGGCATGGACTGGGGAGAGCTTTGCAAAAGTCACGGTTTCTATGGCGCCATAGAGAAAGTCAAAAGCGCCGCTAGGTCTCGCATAAACAGTCAAGGCCTGCCTGTGACAGTTGACTAAGCTGCACAAGCCTATTGGGTCAACTCCTACAGGTAGGTCTAGGATAGGCGCAAGCGGGAAACCGCTTCCAATCGCACTCAACTATTGACCACGCTGCAACCTTGGCGGCCTGTCTTGCTTCCTGGCGAAACCTTGGCCAGTGTTCAAGCCTTAGGCCGTCCAGTTCCCACAGGCGTCAGCCTGCCATCCCTTCCAATCGCACTTCTTACCAATGCCAGACTTCACCGCTGACCAAGCCAGCGAAGCCATCACCAGGCTTTTCGACTGGTCACAAAACTTTGAGTTTCCTTCTCCTGCCTCCTTGTTTCTCGACATCATCGGCCATTCTGAAGAGCACTTAGGCGCTCGCTTGTGTGCTGACTCGGCTCCCAGTATCGGCTACCTAGAAGCCGAGATCCTTGGGCAAGCTCTCGCAGCTTGGGCAGATAGGCCGAGAGACTGCGAGGAAACAGTTGAAACACTTCTTAACCAAGAGGCCAACCAATGAGCTACCACCAATTTCAAGCTGAAACTGGAGAACCCTTCGGAGGTTTCGAGGTTTTCCAAGTGATGCGCCATGACTCAATCGAACTTGAACTAGCCTCCGGCTTTTACTGGTGGGCTTGTCTTCCTGGTTGTCTTCCTGATGGTGACCCTTGTGGTCCCTTCTTCAGCGAAGCCGAAGCCATCGCAGATGCTCAAAGTTTTAGGTGACTTTATGAATTACCTTCTGCACTCTGACTTGATAGCACTTCTTGAACTTGTAGAAACCAACGCACAGTACGAAGAGGAGGAAGACTGCGCCTACTGGTTAGCCATTGCGGAGCGTCTTTCCCTTCAACTCAACCAATCGCAAACCTGACCTTATGAACTATTGGCACGCCTACACTCAACCGCTGATGCTTCGCGAAGTTGCGCGATGGTATCCCAAGACCTACGAGGCCGCAGGCCAAGCCATCGCCGAAGCCAGACTGCTAGCCTCTCAGAACGGAGGCGACAGAAAAGCTGCTCACCGCGAACTTTTAGCAGTCATCGCGGCAGTTCCCGGTCACGTTCAACCGTATAAGCGAGCTACAGGGAACCGCACTCCATGGGCGGCCTTGGACTTCTCGCTCTGGCTTGATCACTACAGGTGACCCTTGACTCACACACCAACAGCCCGGCCATTGTGCCGGGCTTTTTTTGTGCCTTGACGCCGAGACCGCCCGCCCCGCCTGGGGTCTGCAAATAAGAATCAAAACCATTTGCGGGTCCTTCCGCCGACGTGCGTCGCAGGTAATTTCGAACCCCTTTATTCCGCTAGCGTCAGAAATTCATGAATCGCAACATAGACCCAGTTACGACGCATAAGACGCAAAAAACAGAAAAGCTGACAATTATATGCGCAAAAAACGCTATGCGGCACTATTTGCCTTAAAACCCAGCAAAACGCGCTTAAATTGGCAGCATGCCAACATGCGATACTAAAGAGCTGTCAGAGACGCTGGGCATCACCGTTGCCCGGATCAGCCAGCTCAAAGCCCAAGGTCGTTTTGACGGCTCTTTCACGGTGCTGCGCAATCGCATCACGTGGGACAAGGAGCTAGCGGTCAAGATCTACAAGGAGGGCAACCCGCTTGTCTCAACCAGCCCCACGCGCAAGAAGTCAGAAGAACTTGAGATTCCAACGTTCAATGAGAGCCGGGCAAAGTCTGAGCATTTCAGAGCTGAGCTTGCTCGTCTTGACCTGGAGACTAAGGAGCAGCAACTGGTGGAAGTTGCTCGTGTTCAGCGCGAGGCTTTTACTACTGCTCGTGCTGTACGTGATTCTTTGGGCAATATTCCTGATCGTGTTAGCAACCAACTGGCTGCTGAGAGTGACCCGGTTGTCATCCATCAAACGTTGAGCGAGGAGATCCGCAAAGCCTTGGAAGCGTTGACGAATGCCGGTGAGGAGGTTGTCAAATGATTGACGGAGCTTTGGCTTACCGCAGTGCGTTTCGCGAGGGGCTGAAGCCAGACCCAAATTTGACGGTTTCCCAATGGGCTGATCGATACCGCATGTTGTCAAACAAGGCGAGTGCGGAGCCGGGTCCGTGGCGTACTGAAAGGACTCCTTACCTCAAGGAGATCATGGACTGCATGTCGGCGAACTCGTCGGTGCAGAAGGTGGTGTTCATGGCTGGCGCCCAGCTTGGCAAGACGGAGGGCATCAACAATGTGGTGGGCTACATGATTGCCCATGCGCCGGGACCAGCACTTTTCGTGCAGCCGACAATTGAGATGGCTAAAAGGCTCAGTAAGCAGCGCCTGGATTCACTGATTCATGAAACCCCGTGCCTTGCTGACAAGGTCGCTCCTGCTCGAAGCAGGGATTCGGGCAACACGATGTTCAGCAAGGAATACCCTGGTGGCATCCTGCTGCTTACGGGTGCCAACTCTGCTACGGGGCTACGTTCTGCTCCTTGTCGCTGGGTGCTACTTGACGAGGTTGATGCTTTTCCGAGCGATGTGGATGGCGAGGGTGATCCTTGTGCGCTGGCTGAACGCCGTGCGTCAACATTTTCAAGACGCAAGATTATTCTTACCTCAACGCCGACGGTAAAAGATACAAGCCGTATTGAGACGGAGTATTTGGCGTCTGATCAACGACGTTATTTTGTGCCATGTCCTCATTGCGGTCATATGCAATGGCTGCAGTGGAAGAATCTGCAGTGGCGTGACGGTGATCCAAAGACTACTGCGTATGTCTGCGAGGCTTGCGGGGCGCACATACCAGAGCATTTTAAAAGTGAAATGCTTCGCAAAGGACAATGGCGTTCGACAGCAACGAGTCAAGACAAACGGACGGTTGGATTTCATCTTTCTTCTCTGTATTCGCCTTTGGGCTGGAAGAGTTGGGAGGAGATTGTTGCTGAATTTTTACGTGCGAAAAACGATGCGCCGTTGCTGAAGACTTTTGTCAATACTGTGTTGGGCGAGACGTGGGAGGAAGAGACAGGTGCAAAGCTTGGCGCTGATAGTCTTAGCGAGCGTGCTGAGTTTTATCCAGCGGGTGAGATACCAGTTGGCGCAAGCGTTCTGACTGCTGGTGTTGACGTGCAGGACAACAGGGTTGCCATTGGTTTGTATGCATGGGGCGAAGGTGAAGAGTGTTGGTTAATTAGTCATACAGAGATTTACGGTGATCCAGCGGGACAAAAATTATGGGAGCAGGTTGATGATGTTGTTCTGCGTGACTACCCGCATGCAAATGGTGGCAGGGTCAAGGTTTCTGCAATCGGTGTTGACTCTGGTGGTCACTACACCAGCGAGGTGTATACATACGCCAGAACACGAAAAAATAAAGGTGTATTTGCGTTGAAGGGTCAATCTGTGCGAAACAAGCCACCGATTGGCAAGCCATCCAAGGTTGACATCAACTACAAGGGTCAGGTGCTGAAAAACTCCGCTGAGGTGTTTCCAGTTGGTAGTGACACGATCAAGTCAACGCTGTTTGGCAGGTTGAAGCACAATGAGATTGGGGCTGGATACATCCATTTTCATGCTGAGGCAGGGCAAGAGTATTTCAAGCAGCTCACGTCAGAACGTCAGATCGTGCGCTACGTCAAGGGTTTTGCGATTCGGGAATGGAAGAAAAGAGCTGGTGATCGCAACGAGGCGCTAGATACATTTTGTTACTCTTATGCCGCACTTCACTTTTTGTACATGCGATTCAATCGCAACACGATTTTTGAGCAGTTCAGGCGTGGCGTGCAGAATGCCGCAAAAAGTGCTGACGCAATGCAGGAAACGACAGAGGAGTCAAAGGAGTCGCCATACCGTCCGCCTCAGCGTAGACTCAAAAGGCAAGCACAATCATTTGTGA